GTAAATCAAGTAACAAGTCAAGAATCAAAAGATGGTATTGCATTTGTAAACCGTCTTCGTGATTTGGAGGGTGATGACTGTGAGATTCATCGTCTTTTAACTGCTGCTGTTGGTATCAGTGCAGAGGGTGGTGAGTTTATGGAGATAGTTAAGAAGATTATATTCCAGGGTAAACCATATAGTGAAGATAATATACGTCACATGAAGATTGAATTGGGTGATGTAATGTGGTATCTTGCTCAGGCATGTATGGCTCTTGATACTGATTTCAATGAGTTAATGGAGATGAATGTTAAGAAGTTGAGTGCTAGATATCCAGAAGGTACATTCAATGTGTACCATTCTGAGAATAGGAAAGAAGGTGATCTATGAAGTATAGTGTTGATATAGAAGCAGGGAATGCTTTTGTAGAAAGACTAAAAGAAAAGGCACCTGCTATAGGTGGGTTTGGTGGAGCATTTAAGATACCTTCGGGATATGAAAAACCTGTATTGATTTCTGGTGCTGATGGTGTAGGCACTAAGATTAATGTAGCACGAGTTTTTAATAACTATACAACTATAGGTCAAGACCTAGTTGCTATGTGTGTTAATGATGTAATCTGTAGTGGTGCTAAACCATTGTACTTCTTAGATTATATTTCTGTGAAGAAGATTGATGATATACCAGATCAAATAATTAAGGGTGTTATTGATGGTTGTGAGATTGCAGGAATAGAACTTATTGGTGGAGAGACTGCAGAACATGATAGACAAAATCAGCCAGATCTTGCTGGGTTTTGTACTGGTATTGTAGAAGAGTCTGAGATATTAGATGGTAGTCTAATACAGAAGGGTGATAAAGTTATTGGGTTCCCTAGTAGTGGATTGCATAGTAATGGATATACTTTGATTAATGATATGTTGTGGAGGCACAAGATATATTATAAAGATACTCCTGAGTTAATGACACCAACCAGAATCTATGCTCCTTTGATTGCTAAGTTAAAGGAAGAGATTCCTATTCTTGGTATGGCACATATAACTGGTGGTGGTATTCCAGAGAATCTTCCACGTTGTTTACCAAAAGGATTGAGTGTAGAAGTAAATTATAATGCTTGGCCTTTACCTGATATCTTTAAGAAGATTATGCTTGCTGGTGAGATACCAGAAGAGGAAATGAAGAGAACATTTAATATGGGTATTGGATTTTGTATAGTAGTTCCACCTGATATTGAACTTGAAGAGGGGTATGAAATAGGTACTGTCGAATAAATACTTAAAAACAAGTATTGTGGATGGCAAAAATAACTCCAACTGATAGGACTGTTTATAGATTTCTGGATAGTTTGGAAACTTTGCCGGATATTCCAGAAGTTCAAATATTGGATCTTGTCCCTGGAGCAGCAGGATTACACGTCGATTATTCTAAAACAAATAAAGCATTAGAGAAGAAATTCAAGAAGTCCTTTGTGGCATTCATGAAAGAGAATTTTAATGGTCTTTATGGAATATCAGAAGACCGTGGTGTGAAAACTGCGGGTGATAAGATTAGAGTTGTTCTTAGATCTTCTGCTGATGGTAAGATGAAAAAGGGTGTAATCCCTACACCAATTCAAGAGGAAGGAAGTACAATTATATTCAATCAAGTTTTAGATAAGAATAAAGATTTTAAAGATGAAGATTCTATTTTAGCAGATCCGGAGACTAGAGATTTATTAGAAAAATGTTTTAAGCAAAAAGGTAATTGGGTATCTAGATTAGAGGATTGGACTTGGACTTATTGGCAACAGCAACATGAACTTTTCAAAAAATATCAAAATCCCGATTGGTCTCCTTTTGTATATGGGAAGGATAATCAAGATTTTGTAACTTTCTTTACAGGATTGATTAAAGAGGTTAAAACTAATGGAGTAAGTGTAGGAAAATATGAAACTTGGAACCCATCAGATGTTTGGGCAGCATGGAAAGTAGATAAAGTAAAAGAAGAGATAGAGGATGCGATGAAAGAAGGAAAAACTTTAGCTGAGTTGAATGGTACTCTGATTAGATTGTTTAAAGAAGAAAGACTTGTAGGAATATCTCTTAAGAAAGTATTATATGGTCAGGATGCTAATCTTAAATTGGTGAATATTGATACTTCGACAATGAGATTGGGTGAGGTGGATGCGTATGGTATGCCACAGATTAGATTACAAATTGGTGCTATATTTGAAGGAGAAACAGTTACTACTTATATTAAATTTGGAACTGATAATGCATTTGCTATTAACATAAACTCTCCTTCTAAAAGTAAAGGTAGCAATCTTACTTTTAACACTCATATTAAAAAAACTCCTGCTGCACAGGGAGGACAAGCACCTGTTGCAGAAGTAGAAAAACTTTTAAAAGCAAATGGAAGTAAAGCAACTTATGTTAATGATTGGCATAAATTTCCATTAGAGTGTGATAATAAAGAAAAGACTGGTTTTTGGGATAAGACAGATGAGTGGGAGAAAAAGTATAATGTTGTATCATCTTTTTATCAAGGACCCTCACCAACATATGAGAAGTGGAAAGAATTTATAACTAAATTATATGCAGATGGTAAGACTTTTATCGCAGTATCAAAATTAATGCATTTAAGTTTCTTTTATGATGCTATTGATAATTTTGGAAGAAAACCAGAATTTTGGACTGATCTTTTATATGCTGGTATGAAAATGGGTAAAAGATATGCACCCCACGCAAAAATTTCATAAGGTTGAACAATGGCAACTAGTGCTGTAGAAACTGCTAAACAAGAAAATGGTTCTAAGGTATTTCTTGAATCTGTGATAGAAAGGAATGTAGAACCATCAGCTACAGAAATGTTTAAGGTATATGATGGTTATAATAGTGAATGGAAAGAGACTTATAGAAAGCAAGCAGCTGCAGTAAAAGGTTATATCGGATCTCAAAAAGGATATGAGTATTCTAGGGATACTGGAATCATGCCTTATATTGAGAACATAGCAAAGACTGATTGTGGTGTATCTGTTAAGGATAGATGGAATCCTATGGATATTGTTATGGTAAAGAAGAGTTTGAAGAGAGTTGTAGAAGGAACTATTCGTGAACTGACAAACATAGATGGGATGAATAAACCTGCTAATCTTATTATTTTAAATGCTTATATGAGAGAAGCATTAGAAGATAAAGTTTTAATAGGAATTTCTTTGAAGGCTATTAAGGCAAGCAAGAGAACTGCAAGTGTAGAACTTGCAAATATGAAAGGAGATAAGTCTTCTCGTATTAATATTGAACCTATTGAAGGATCTGTAAAATGTACACTCACCTTAGGTAAGAAGAATAAGTATCTATTTGATACTGGAGAACTTGGATTTGATTTAAAGACTGAATCTGGTGCTGAGATACATGGGCAGTCAAGGAATTTCCAATACTCTAAAGCAAGGAATGTAGTTCAGACAGACCTTACTCCTAAAGGAAAAGATGCTGGTGCTAAACTTGGTAAGGTTTCTAGTGTAGCACTTGATAAATTTTTAAACGATGTCAATTTAAAGAGGCCTCCTTCTGCAGCAAGACATGAGCACATACCTATAGTAGGTGGTTGGAATGATACTCATAAAAAGTATTGGATTAATCTTTATAATGAATTGAAGGATTCTAGATATCCTATTGATTTTGGTGAGGTGGCAGTGTATGAAGATGGACAGAAAATAGGAGATACATTTGAGCAAGTGTTAGATATGGCAATTCAATATGAAACTGATAATGCAGACAGGAGTTCTGCTGGAAGATTCTCTTCTAAATTAATTGGTATGGAGTGGGCAAAGATATGGAAACAAATTTCTGAGAAAGGAAAAATGGATGAATGGGGACGAATTCTTTACTATGGAGCTAAGAAAGAGTTCTCTTCTAAGAATGGACCATTCTTAAAGATATTTTAATTCTATAAATATAATTACGGTAAGACATGATAATGAAGTCATTCCAACAGTTTATAACTGAAGCACCGCGCATCTCCAGAGCCGTCGAGAAAGCTAGACGACTTGGGTTTGTTAGCGATGGGCATGGAAACTGGTATGATAGGGAAGGTAATTATCGTGGACATACTGAGAAAGGTGAATTAGTTCTTGCTCAGAAGAGAGGCCCTGGAAAAGAAGAACCACCGGCACGAGAAAAGCAAGCACACGTATCTCAACCAAGACAATCAGCACAACCACAAGTTCAAGGTGGAGCAACTGGAAAACCAGAAGCACCTGATGATGGTGGTGAAGAGAAAGAAGATAAAGGTACAGTTACCGTTGCCTTTGGAAGGTTCAATCCTCCCACGGTTGGACATGAAA